AAATTATTTGCGTTTCCAAATAAAATTTCTTCAATTTCATCTTTATCTTCTTCGTGTTCTTCTAATTCACATAAGTCAATTGTTTGACGCATTTTTTTGACCTCCGGATTTTCTTCCATGGGCATCGGTGTGCCCGGACGAACAGCTCGGACTCTTACTAATTTAGGTGGAGGCCCCATTTTTTCTCCGTTAGCTTCTACGAAACTAACCATACGATCCTCAATTGGTCCATCCATTTGAGATTCGACCCGGCCCATGGCAATGTCCTTCATTGAATCCATATGCATTTTAATAATGCTTGGATCTGCATCTGCAGTTGGTCCAATACGACGAATTTTAAATCGTCGTTGGATAGCATCTAATGTTTCAGCATCATCAAAGATTTCTTTTGGATGATATTGCGAAGTCACCACAAAGTTTTTGGGGCGAAGACATACAGCCCCTCCTTTGATTTCCGCACGGAAAGCATATAAATCTGCCCAGATTTTAAAATGATAACCTAAGCATTTGTGGGTGATATCCGCATCTTCAAAGATAACATGTTCTTCTCCTCTGTATCCGTCCCACCATTTATTTCCGGTTTTTAAATAGGCTCCTGGAAATTCGCTTCTTGCCGTGTAGGATTTACCAGCTCCTGATAATCCGTAAAGCCAGGTCCCGCATGGTGCATCGAGATTCGCTGGCATAGAACCATAGTCCTTAGCGATTGCTCGAACTGAGGAGTAATGCTGAACAAAGATTTGGGGGTCGATATCATCGAGCCTCCCTTCCATAGCAGCTTCTCGAGTTGCTTGCCAACGTTCTTGTTCGCGTTTACCGTTGTTATTCGATTTACGTTCACCGAACTCTTCGAAATCACCTCCTTTTGTACAATAGTCAAAGTTTTGTTGATCGTCTCCGCGTGCCTTCTCAAAATGAGCAGAAGGCATAAATTTCTTTAATTGCGGAAGACGTAATCTTTTTTTTAATTGTAAATACATTTGAAAGTGTTTTTGTTGGGTAGTTGGAGCGATTTCTTTTCCAACTACTAAGTATTTACAATGTTTTTCAAGAGTATCGACTTGCTCTTGAGCGGTATCTAAATCAATTTGATTTTCACCGCCATAATGTAAAGTTCCACACCAATTAACAGCTTGGTGTTGTGCTTCTTTAATAGCACTTGCAAAAGATTTATTATCTTCTTGTTTTTCTTGATTCATTTTTCAAGTTTTGATTTGTGATTTGTGATTTTAAAAATAGTAAAATTTGTTATATAAATTCTTATGTGATAATCTAGTCCTTAACACAAACTCACTTTTGAAATCACGTTGGTCACCCAAACTCGTGTTTGACCCAACCCACCTCCATATTTGAGTTCTGTACTTCAGGAACTCGATAATCGAGTTGTTCACTCAAACTCGTTATTCGTAATTTTCATACCAGATATGGCTTTTCTTTCTGTTGTTCTCGCTTAAAGGATGAACAACTCCGGTTGCCATATCTAATACAGGGATTCTGTTAAGATATGCTCGTCCTTTTGCTGTTCTTGTTTTATTTAACGCGTCGCGTAATCTCATGTACGCGTTTGTATCATATGTTCTGTGCCACATAACCCAGTAGTATGCTCTTTCAGGTTCCATTCCGCTTTTCCAAAAGAAAAGGAATAATTTAAAGCGTTCATCTCCGTTCTTTTTTGGGTTAAAGAAAGCTTTTCTTGCCCAATCTGGCCATTTTTTGAATTCCCAGAATTCATCTGCGTGATAGAATTCTAACGCAATATTTCTTCCGTGTTCCAGTTTTCTGGTTCCAGTCATATCAGTCACCTCCCCCAATATAATTTGTGAGCGATTTCTTAAGAGGCGTTAGTTAGGTCTAGCCTAGTATTACCTAGACCTAACTCTCACGCTCTACGCTCAAACCCAACCCCTGAGTCCTAACCCTAACCCTGAGTGAGCGCGGGCCCAGAGTGGCCGCGCGCAGCGCAAAAAATTTTTTCAGGTTTTATTTGAATTTCGAGTTCTTCACAAATTTTAATTCAAATGCCTTATGGACGATATTCTCGCTATGCTCGTCCTTATAGCGGGCGTCGTCGTAATGGTCGTCGCAAGTCTAATCGTTACAGCACTCGAACAGTTAAAATGACTGTTCCTCGCGTGCGACGAATTATTCAGAATTTTGCTGAAAAAAAGTTTGTTGATGGAACCTTAACTGATACTACTATTGCTGGTTCCTGGCAATTTTTTCAGACTTTTATTGCCTCTATTTCTCAGGGTACTTCAGCAAATACTCGTCTTGGTAACAAGATTATGATTGAACGTATGACGTTCAATATCTTGATTACTTCTAATGAAGTTCCTGCTAATCAGAATGGTTGGTTAGCCCGTGTTGTTCTTTTTGAAGATTCAGCATGTAATGGCCGTGTACTTACTTTTGATGATCTTTTTGCTACTGATACTATGAATTCTGTACGTGCTTCGCCCTATACTCCAGCAGTTAAGATTCTTCGTGATAAGGTTGCTGGAGGTGAAGTATCTGCATTGGATAGTACTGATCTTGCTTGGATGTCTCGTCCTAATTTCATTCGAATGGTTGTTCGTCCCCGTAAAGTTGTTGATTATGTCGGCGCTACTGGCGGCATTTCTGATTTAATTAAATACAACTGGGGGCTTGCTTATTCTTCTTCTTCTAATTCGAATGCTTGTTATATCAATGTTACTTACAAGATTGAGTTCACTGATGTTTAATTTTAATTTTAATTTCTTAATGAGTAAATTTAAATATTTAAATTTCAAAATTATTTGCGTTTCCAAATAAAATTTCTTCAATTTCATCTTTATCTTCTTCGTGTTCTTCTAATTCACATAAGTCAATTGTTTGACGCATTTTTTTGACCTCCGGATTTTCTTCCATGG